AGGCGGGGCGTTAACCCCGCCATATTAATACTTACGCAATCTGAACGTACTCAATGATAAACGTAAACGAACCAGCCGTTGTAGCATCAACCGTGTTAGTGATGTTACAGAAGATGTTACGCGCTGCCGAAGCGTACTGAACAGAGGCTGGCGCTGTGGCTGCATCTTGAGTCTGAAGAATTAATGCTGTTATCGTTACGTTACCTAAAACAACTGTTGTACCAGCATCTAAGATTTCGTCAGCCTGAGTAGCTACAATTTGTGCGCCTGAAGAAGATGTACCAACTTCATAACCAATGTCACCACTTCCAATAACGGGAGCCGTAGCACAAAAGATTTTAATGTCAGTGATGATTGTGTTTGCAGGCTGTGCAAATGTACCGATTGTAGGACTATCGCCAGCGGTAGAGTTCACTGTCACACCTGTGACGTGAGCAACGTGCTTAACAAACAAACTATTGACTGCCGTTGACAATGTTGTAGCGCCTGTCACGGCGAGTGTTCCGCCAACAGAAGCGTTTGTACCATATGTGGAATTAGTTGTTTCAACACCAGTTTCGTCAGTTATCGTGATATCTTCAAAACCGTTTTGCGAACGCACTGGTCCGCTAAAAGTAGAATTACCCATGAGTATCTCCTGTCTTGGGTTAAGTCAGACACAGAATGCGCCTGTCAGGGATACCAAAACAATACAATACGTTTAGACAAAAAGAAAGAGGCGATCCGAAGACCGCCTCAGTTGGGTTACACAGGGAGGTGTGCAGCCCCTTATACGCCAGGAGAGCCAAAAACGCAACGTGGGTCTGAGAATCCGAAGCTGTAACGCTCACGGGCTTTAAACCGCATGTTACCAGTATCGAAGTCCGCTTCCATGTTGGTGGAAAGAGGCGTCCGCTCAAAGTGGATAAATCCACGGGGAGCATCTGTCATGACGAAGAACGCATCTGGGTCAGTCAGGAAGTCGTTGACGGCATAACCATCAGGCAACATACCCATAGACTTCATCGCGTTAATGTCATTGTCAGCAGTGTTGACCCGAAGCTCTGAAGCCAGAATCCGTTGAGCAACAAACTGAAGCTGCCGTGGGATAATCATCTTCATACCGCGAAGAGCAATCTTCAAGCCACGCTCGTCAACAAAGCCTGCGATGTTGATCAGCATGTCCTCAAGAGAGGTTTCATTCAAATCAGCAGCCGACACGTTGTCGAGTGTTCCACCATTTGTCAGCGGGTGATCGGCGGCACAAAGTGCTTTACCGTCACCACCAGCCGATGCACCGGCAGTAAACGCATTGTTAAGAACCGCAGCGGCCTTAACTTGCTTACTGTGTGCCATCGAACGGGCAAGTGCTTTGGTGTAGCGTGATCCAAGACGATCATAGAGATTGTCTTCGATTGCTTCCTCAGTAATTGAGAAGGCCAACGCCAGAGTTTCGTGATTATAACGGGCGGTGTACGCTTCGTTAGCATCATCGTAACTTACGTTTGAGCCTTCCTGCTTCGTTGGTGCCGAGCCAAATCCGGACAACATAACTTCCTCTTCGAACGCTCTGTCCGATGATTCTGTTGTGTAGATTTCCGCATGTTGACCCTCGTACCGGTCGTATTCCATTCCAAACAATGCGTTTAGGCCGGGCTCTAGCTCTTTTGCTAGTTGTGCGCGAGAAATAGCCATGATCTATACCCTTCCTTATACGCCAGTTACTGAAACAGTACCAGCCGCAATGGAACCCGTAGGCGCATTGAAGTGGTTGTTTAAGCGAACGATTAATGGGATACCCGCAGCAGTGAAGTCCGCATTTTCTGGGTCATCAAGGACGCCCATAATACGACAGAACAGTGTGTTGGTAGTGGCGATGGTATCAAGATCTGCTGTTGCAGACGACATACCGGTAGCAGTCGAACCAGAATTACCTGTTGCTAACGCGATGTTAGCAAAGACCGCCGCACGAATTTCCGCTTCAGTGTTTGCCGCGGCAACAACGTTAGACGTTGCAATGGTAAACATTTGTGCAGGATTGTCGTAAACAAAAGCCCTTACAGGGAAATCAGAATCTGCCCCTGATCCGGGCCAAAAGTTAGAAAAGACCGTTTCACCATTGGTAGAAGATACATATTCGCATCCGTTGAAAACACCAACCGTAGAGACGTTACCGCCAGCCGCAGCTTGCAGATCGTCAATCACTCCCGCAGCCAACGGAATAACCGCCATGCCTTGGAAGATCGGGTTAGAGTTATTTGATGCGATACGATATTCAGTCGTACCGGTGGTGTTAGCGGCCGAACCTAGCATACCATACGGGCGAAACCCGAATGATCCATTAGAATTTGCCATGAGAGCACCTCAAGTTTTATTCAGAGCCGCCTCCGCGTCCTCCGAAAGTTACACGGGATTGCCGGTTATTGCTAATCGGCATTGAAGGATGTTGTTCCTTCATTAAATCAGAATCTACAGCAGTCATCTGTTCTCGGGTCCGGATCCCGTAATACGCGGCACGTTCAGCGGCTGTTTCTGCGGGTAGTCTGCAAAGCATTAATCCTCCACTACCGATTATCCCTGCATACTGCCCATCATCAATTACTGCATGTTGGGAGTCGGGGTACTCATCTGCGCGAACTGGTTCCCATCCTTCTCTTAGCTTGGTGTTGACATTCATTTTGTCTTCTTCACCACGCATAGATAATCGGATCCAGCGATGCACATAACCCTCGGGAGGGTCGGGAGCTTCTAAACGGTTGGGCGGAGCCCATGGCTTGCGGCGTTCTGTTTTTTCACGAGTCGAACTTGCTCGAGGCTTTCTCTCAGTCATGTTTAATCCTTCACATATCTAGCATAGGCTTCCAAAGGCACGTTCAGCTTCTTAGCCATCATGACTTGCCTTTGAGTTAACTTGACCGACTTTCCACGCTTCTGTGCAGTATTACGAGAAGCAGAAGATCCAGCAGAAGCGACCTGGGAACTTCCTCTCGAGGTTTTCGCCACAAACTTGTTCGGAAACTCCGAACGCATACGACGATCAACTTCTGTATAGTACTCTTCTGAGGATGGGTCAAACCCTTCCTGAGTTACCATACGTTTGTGGATAGCAAAGACTGACGCGGTCATTACATCATCGTCACCAAACCACTTGTTTTTCTGCGCCCACTCATCGGCCCTAGGGTCTACTTGAGGCTGGGCCTGTTGTGCTGGCTGGGCCTGTTGGGCAGGAGCCTGTTGTGCTTGCTGGGCGTTCTGATCGACCCGTTGCTTCGCAGCCTCAAAGCGGCGCTCATCATATTGAGCCCGTGTCAAAGCCTTCTGCGCGGCAAGCATGGCCTCGGTGTCACCCTCGTCAGCCGCCGATAAGTAAGCCTTCTCGGCCGCAGTAGATTCGGACTGAACACGATTGCCGTATTCATTTAGATACCCACTATCCAACTGTTGAACCCGAGCTTGAAGCTGCCGGTTTTGTTCAGACAGTTGTTGAGCAACCTTTGTGGCTTCTTCGCGACTGACCTGTTCGTCACGATACCGCTGGTTCAACTGGCGAATACGTTTCTGTACGCCCTTGTTGTATTGATCTAGCTCTCCGTCATCTTCGACAGTTGGCTCGTCAATGATCTCTACATTAGCGTCAGAACTTGCGGACTTATCTTCAGTGTCCTCAATTTCTACCTCTACGGTTTCGCCCTCGTCTTGGTCTTCGTTAGATATGTCTGACATCATCTGGCTCCAACAATGTTGCAATTACTTCATCGTCATTGAGAATGCGGACTTCGCCGCCCTCAATCTTAAACCTTGATCCTGAGTACCTACCGATACAAACCCATTGACCCTGCTTACACCAAGGTGCCGCGTTGGGTCCGAACTTATCGGCGTCTTTGTACGCAAGAGGGCCTAGTTTGAGAACATAAGCTACCACAGTAGCAACGCTTTCTCTCTCCCTGACCTCATCAGGTATGAATAGTCCAGAAGCTGTTTTAGCTTTGCCCTGATATGGCATGACCAATACCCGCCATCCGGTGGGTTGTGGTAGTCTGTCCATCAGGGAATTATCCAGAAGGGCTGGGTCTAACACCCGCTGTTCTGGGGTTACATATGCACTTTCAGTAGATACAGGATCACTTTTCCGTTCATCTTTTACCTTCTGTGCGACATGATCAGGAAGATAGAGTTTCTTCGACATCTTCGTGGGTTCTCTCCAACAGGGTCTTAATTTCTTCTTGAGCAAGAGAGAGGCCCCGAATCTCTCCTACAAGCATCTTATAGTCTTCCCAGCTTTTAACGCTTCCTTGAGACATCGCATACGCAATGTCCCGCTCTCTAGTGCGTAGCTGTTTGTATAAGTGTTTTGCTAAGTCCACAACGTCCATACTGTCTACTCGTATGGACGTTGTGGGTAGATGTCAATCGGACTCATTGTATATGTTGTCGAATATTCTAGTCACATCCAATGTGTAGTCCAAATCGGACTTGGAATAGTGTATATGCTGAGAAGGACGGAAGTCTGGAGCGCCCTCGCCAGTCTCAAACCAAGCAGGGTGCGTCACCCGAACTCTGTTGTTTGGAAGAGCCACAATGTTGCCCGTGTACTCACCGGCATCCAATAGTTCTAAAACATGGCTCTGCTTATGTTGGGCTGGATCATCAGCTATCTCGCTGTCAGTGTAATCTACCGTAAACATGTACTTTGCAGGGTAGAAATCACTATCAATCTTTGCCATCCAGGGACAAGGAGTGGCTCGATCTAACTGATAAACAGAATGTGTGTGAGAAGAGCAATCCCAAGGTTGGGCCGAATGTACCGGCATAGGTGTAGGCCATTCTTCAAACGGCGTATCACCAACCAATGCCGTAATCGGCATCCTTGCCCACATTGCGCCACCATGCACATTCGGTGTTCCTTCAATATCAGCCTCACAACCTGTGAAGATAACTTGAAAACTCAAACACCTGTTTGGCATGGTGGTGACTGCAACAGCCATCGCATGTAGAAACTCCCCGTGATACCCATCGTGATTGTAGGTATATTCACGTCTCACCCAACATTTGAAATGCGGGATGTTACTTTGTAAGTATGGCATTAATAGGTTAAACCCCTTTTGTTATTAAAACGAACGTCTCCTGCGCGAACTCTTCCGCCATTTGCGTAGCCTTTAGCTTTGACTTTACCGCCCATTGCCATGCCTTTAGCTTTGACCTTGCCGCCCATTGCCATGCCCTTGGCTTTGACCTTGCCGCCCATCGCCATGCCTTTGGATTTAACCTTGCCGCCCATCGCCATGCCTTTAGCTTTGACAGTTCCGCCTTTAGCCATCTTGCCTTTGCCATCCATAGCGAACTTAGGAATTGACTTGCCTGTCTTTGGGTCTTTACCCATTGGCAATACGGCGCCGCCAGCGGCCATGCCCTTGGCTTTGACCTTGCCGCCCATCGCCATGCCCTTTTTCTTCTTCTTCATCGTACTCTCCTTTACAGCATTAATTCAAAGTGTGGTGCATCGATAAACGGTCTGCGAGACTGAGATCGACGTGTGTCTATGTACGAGTTCATTGCATTTTCAGCAGTGCCTTCATAGCCCCCAATATCATCAATAGTCCACGCAGCGCCCCACCGGAGTTGCACCCCAGCCGCGGCTGCGCCTTCTTTCATAGCATCAGCAATCTCATCATACAAATTCAACTCCCAACGCCCACCATTGCAGTAAGCCATAAGATCAACAGCGTTACCATCAATGTGTTTACTTTTCATAGTTTGAGAAGCCCCTTTTGCGACCAACTCCCTCTGTTCGTCGATGGTCCTCAACCCGCAGATCACACTGAAGTCCTGCTTGGTTACCCCGATGGCGTATCTCACGACCGTTGCCAGCCTTTCGTCCACACCTTCTAGGTTTGATAGGCTTCTGTTTCCTAATTTGTATCCCATAGTTCAACCTTTTCCATGCCATGCAGAAGTAAACTCTTCGTCTTCTGACTTATCGTATTTATTTTCCCGCATATTTAGATATGGCCCTATTTCCGAACCAGAAAGCTAAGACTGCGCTAAATAATCCCTGAGTTTCTGGATCGAACATAAGTTCTACTGCCTGCATCCAATCTCCGCCCGATTGCGTTACCTTAACCATAATCACTACCTTAGTCGCTACAAACAATCCGAAGAAGGCATAAGTAATAACAGGACGAACACTACCCCGAAGAGCGTTGATAAATCCGCCAGCATCGATAGACTTATCATGTTCATACAGCCCCTTCGTTTCCTCAATGTCCGCCCTCTTATCTAGCTCCACCAGTTTCATCTCGGCGCGTTGTTGGGCCAACTCCGTTTCCAAACGCATCATCTCCATACGATGAGCCTGTTGTTGGTTTGCCTTGAAGAAGTTTAAAACCTCGGGGAGAAACGACGATCCAAACCCCAGAAGACTACCGAGTAATGCTATCATTTCTCTGACCCTAACCACACTGCAAATGCGCCCGTCATGGACCCAGAGCATATTGAAATCATTGCGGATTGTTGTGTAGACAGGTCATCTAATGACATGCCCCATTCGATAACCCTTATGTACATGATGGTCATAACGAACATCATAAGTCGGGGTAAAATTCTGTACTCTAGAAAGGTCTTAAAATCCATCTGATAATCCTTTTAATATGTCTTTTAGGCTAACCTTAGCCTTAGAGTTCGGTTGATAAAGGCATTCAAACTGTTTTGGACATTCACG